TATCATTGACTTAGCAAATGGAAGTGTTAAGTATCCAGAAGCAGAAGAAGTAACAGATACCCCGTTAGAGGTAATAAAATAAAGTACAATGGCAAAAATTAGCGACACAGCATCATACCCAAATATCACATCTATTGACCTAGCAGATTATTTAATTATAACTGACGAGGAAAATAACTTAATGACAAAGTCTTGTACGATTCAAACTCTTACGGACTTTAGTATTGCTAGAGGAATAGTTAAATTAATTTCTCCTGATGGTAGTGTATGGCAGTTGTTCGTTAGTAACACCGGAGTAATAACAACTCAAGCTGTTATCTAAATCTAAATGGACATACGTAAAATCTCAGTAGGACCTGACTATAAATCAGGTGCAATGCATTATATTTCAGGGCAAGATGTCCTTGGGGGAAACTATAAGATTCATCTTATAAAGTTTGATACTGCTAGAAATTCTATTGTCATATGGATACAAAATAAAAAAGAGGAGGTGGTATTGTGGAAAGAATTTACAGCTACAATGCCAATCTCCATTGAGTACAACATAAACTTCTAAATGAGATCACCTTTCAATTTTATAGTAAAATCCGTTAACGGTAAAAGGTATAATAATTTAAAAAGTGTAGGTGGTGTTGACTTAATAATCAGTACCTCTCAGGAAGATCATATGGCTTCTAGTAGGTACGCTGAAGTTATTGAGACTCCACTAAAGTACGATGGTCCTATCTCTATAGGTGACACATTACTTGTGCATCACAATGTCTTTAAATTTTACAACGATGTAAAGGGTCGTCAGCGAAGTGGCAAAAGCTACTTCAAGGATGATTTATTTTTTATAGACGATGAGCAATTCTTTTTATACCATAATGGTGAGGAGTGGAAATCTTACGATAGGTATTGTTTTGTAAAGCCTGTACCTGTAAGTGATTCATATATCTTCAAACCTTTTAGCGAGGAACCATTAGTTGGTTTAATGAAGTACCCAAGCGAATATCTAATTAGCAAGGGAGTTAACAAGGGTGATATGGTAACATTCTCTCCGGAAAACGAGTATGAGTTCACTGTTGATGATGAGAAGTTATATAGAATCTACGATCACCAAATAAGTATGGTGATATGAAAAAGGACTGGAAAGATATTTTATACGACAAAATAAATGAGGACGAAGGATTCTTTATAAATAATTTTAGAAAATCTAAAAGAATAAAAGATGGAATCAAAAGAGATAAAGCTAAAAATAATAGAAGCCGGGCACAAGGCGGTGGAACAACTGATTAGTGTAGCGAAGGAACAAATTATTAAGTACGACTCAGAGGATGCTCTATCTGCGGATAGATTAAAAAATGCTGCAGCTACCAAGAAGCTAGCAATATTTGACGCTTTCGAAATCCTTAATAGAATTGAAGCGGAGAGAGAGGCAATTGAAATGTCTGACAAGGGCGAAAGTAAAACAGATACCAAACAAGGATTTGCAGAACGAAGATCAAAATAGTCTATACACGGTACTAAAAGATTACGTACCTAAAAATGTACTTACCACTAAAAATAGGGGGAAGTCGTGGAAGTACGGATATGATTTAAAGTACAACCTTATTGTAATATCTAAAGATGGAACCATCGGGGATATTATAAATGTCAATGGTCTAATTATAGGGATACCTGCCACGCGAACTTTGTGCTGGTCAAGACATAAAAACAAAAAAGAACAATACTGGGAGCGACAAGAGTTGCCAAAAGATCTTAAAAGAATAAGCTCAATATTCCAATGGAATGAGATGGACTCGTACTTCAAGGATAGATGGGTTGATTACATTGAGCAGGAGTTTGATTATAGAGAAGAGGGGATGTACTTTATGAATGAAGGAAAACCCACTTATCTTACTGGCGCTCATTATATGTACTTACAATGGACAAGTATTGACGTTGGGTACCCTGACTACAGAGAAGCAAATAGAATACTTTTTATTTATTGGGAAGCGTGTAAGGCTGATAAGAGAAGTTTCGGTATGACCTACTTAAAAATTAGGCGTTCTGGATTTTCATTTATGAGTTCATCTGAGTGTGTAAATACAGGAACACTCGCAAAAGATGCGAGGGTTGGTATCCTATCTAAAACAGGTAGTGATGCAAAGAAAATGTTTACAGATAAGGTTGTTCCAATTGCAAATAGGTTACCTTTCTTTTTCAAACCTATTCAAGATGGTATGGATAAACCAAAAACAGAGTTAGCGTTTAGGGTTCCTGCATCTAAGATTACAAAAAAGAATATGTTTACTATTCAGGACGATGAGATCGAAGGTCTGGATACAACAATTGACTGGAAGAATACAGATGATAACTCCTATGATGGGGAAAAGCTTTTGTTATTGGTCCACGATGAGAGTGGAAAATGGATTAAGCCGAACAATATACTAAATAACTGGCGAGTTACCAAAACTTGTTTAAGGTTAGGTAGTAAAATTATTGGTAAGTGTATGATGGGGTCTACCTCAAATGCATTAAGTAAGGGTGGAGATAATTATAAAAAATTATTTGAAGACTCTGCTACAGTAAAAAGAAACGGAAACGGACAAACTAAAAGTGGACTGTATAGTTTATTTATTCCAATGGAGTGGAATATGGAGGGGTTCATTGATAGGTATGGGATGCCTGTTTTTCATACTCCTAAAAATCCTGTGTTAGGAATTGATAATGAGATGATTGAGCAGGGTGCAATTGACTACTGGCAAGCAGAGGTTGATTCATTAAAGAACGATGCTGATGCCCTGAATGAATTTTATAGACAGTTTCCAAGAACAGAGTCACACGCTTTCAGAGATGAGAGTAAACAGTCTTTATTTAACCTAACAAAAATATATCAGCAAATTGACTACAATGATTCCTTAATAAAAGAACACCATATTACAAGAGGATCTTTCTCTTGGAAGGATGGTATTAAGGATAGTAAAGTTATATTTAGCCCTAATAATAGTGGTAGGTTTTATGTTTCTTGGAACCCGAAGCCACATATGCAAAATAACTTTGTTGTAAGGAAAGGAATAAAGTACCCTGGTAATGATCATCTAGGAGCATTCGGTTGTGATAGTTATGATATATCAGGAACAGTTGGTGGTGGTGGATCTAACGGTGCGCTTCACGGATTGACTACATACCATATGGATGAGGCACCAACAAATACTTTTTTCTTAGAGTATATTGCACGTCCACAAACTGCAGAGATTTTTTACGAAGATGTTCTAATGGCTTGTGTATTTTATGGGATGCCTATACTAATTGAGAACAATAAGCCTAGGCTACTATATCACTTTAAAAATAGAGGGTACAGAGGGTTCTGTATAAATAGACCGGATAAACATTATACCAAACTATCGAAGACAGAAAAAGAGTTGGGTGGAATTCCAAATTCAAGTGAGAGTGTTAAGCAAGCTCACGCTACAGCTATAGAATCTTACATCGAAAAATACATTGGTATAGATATGGATGGTACCTATCGAGAGGCTGGAGACGTAGGTGATTGTATGTTTATAAGGACACTTGAAGACTGGGCAAAGTTTGATATTAGCAACAGAACAAAGCACGATGCGTCTATAAGTTCAGGTCTTGCTATAATGGCAACTCAAAAAAACTTATATTTACCTCAAGTAAAACAATCAAAAATAAAGATTAACTTTGCAAGATACAGTAATAAAGGAACAATTAGCGAAATGATTAAATGAAAGATGTCAAAATAAATATAGCATCCGCAGGATTTCCGAGCCAATTCGTCTCTGATTCGGTTAAAGCTTCAGAAGAGTTTGGTCTGCAGATAGGTCAGGCTATTCAGTACGAGTGGTTTAAGAAAGATGGGAACGGTGGTAGATACTACGGACAATGGAGAGATTTTCACAAACTGAGGTTATATGCTCGTGGTGAGCAATCAGTAGCGAAATATAAAAATGAATTAGCAGTTGATGGTGACTTGTCATATCTAAATTTAGATTGGACACCTATCCCTATTTTACCTAAATTCATAGATATCGTTGTAAACGGTATGTCAGATAGATTATTTAAGGTCAAGGCATATGCACAAGATGCAATGTCTCAATCTAAACGTAGCAAGTACCAGGATATGATCGAGGGTCAAATGGTTGCAAGACCAATCCTAGAATCTATTGCTGAGAAGACAGGGGCAAACCCTTTTGTTACAGATCCAAATGAGTTACCAGCTACAGATGAAGAGTTGTCATTGTATATGCAACTTAACTACAAGCCTGCAATTGAGATTGCAGAGGAGGAAGCTATTAATACTTTGTTCGATGCTAATCATTATGATGATACTCGAAAGAGGCTTGACTATGATATGACAGTACTTGGTGTTGCTATGGCAAAGCACGAGTTCTTGTTAGGTGATGGTGTAAAAGTTTCATACGTTGATCCAGCAAATGTGGTTTACAGTTATACTGAAGACCCACAATTTAAAGACTGTTTCTACTGGGGAGAAATTAAATGTCTTCCAATTATAGAATTAAAAAAGATAGACCCTACATTAACAAATGAAGACCTAGAGGAAATCTCTAAGTATGGGCAAGATTGGTACGATCATTTTAATGTTTCTCAATCTCAACAAAACGATATATTTCAACGTGACTCTGCTACCATAATGTACTTCAACTATAAAACAACGAAAGAGGTTGTTTATAAAAGAAAGACAAAAGATAATGGTAATAAGAGTATGATTGAAAAAGATGATTCTTTTAATCCACCATCAGAAATGCAAGAAGAGGGAAGCTTTGAAAAGGTTTCTAAAACTATTGACGTGTGGTATGAGGGAGTTATGGTGATGGGTACTAACATCTTACTTCAATGGAAGCTGTCAGAGAATATGGTTCGTCCACAGTCTGCAACCCAACACGCTTTACCAAATTACGTAGCTTGTGCACCAAGAATGTACAAGGGTGTGATTGAATCTTTAACTCGTAGAATGATTCCTTTCGCAGATTTAATTCAAATAACACATTTGAAACTTCAGCAAGTAATCTCAAGAGTTGTACCGGATGGTGTCTTTATTGATGCGGATGGTTTAAACGAGGTAGACCTAGGAACAGGTGCTGCTTATAATCCTGAAGACGCTTTAAGACTATACTTCCAAACAGGTAGTGTTATTGGTAGAAGCTACACACAGGATGGTGAGTATAACCAAGGGAAGGTTCCAATTACACAGTTAACATCTAGCTCTGGTTCTTCTAAAACACAAATGCTTTTAAGTAACTATAATCACTATCTGAGTCAAATTAGACAGGTGACAGGATTGAACGAAGCAAGGGATGGAAGTATGCCTGACCCAAACGCGTTAGTTGGTGTTCAGAAACTAGCAGCTTTAAATTCAAATACAGCTACAAGACATATCCTTGATGGAAGTCTTTATATCTATAGGACTTTAGCGGAAGCATTAACATATAGAGTTGCTGATATTTTACAGTACTCAGATTTTGCTGATGAGTTTGTTAATCAAATAGGAAAGTACAATGTAAGTATCCTTCACGATATTAAGGATTTATATATTTATGACTTTGGTGTTTTTATTGAGGTATCTCCAGATGAAGAGCAGAAAGCACAGCTTGAACAAAACATTCAGGTGGCGTTATCTAAAGGAGGAATTGATCTTGAGGATGCTATTGATATTAGAGAGCTTCGAAATCTTAAACTTGCGAATCAGTTATTAAAAATGAAACGTAAGGGGAAAATGGAACGTGAGCAAAAGCAGGCACAAGAAAACCAAGCGATGCAATACCAACAACAAATGAACCAACAACAGATGGCTTCTGAGATGTCGTTGCAGCAATTCCAAATGGAGATGCAGGGCAAGATGCAGTTGAAGCAGAGTGAGGTAGCGTTTGAGATCGAGAAGATGAAAAACGAAGCGATGCTTAAATCTCAATTAATGAACCAGGAGTTTAGTTTAAATATGCAACTACGTGGTATTGAGACCGATCAACTTCAGGATAGAGAAGATAAAAGAGAAGGAGCAAAAGCTAATAGAATTAGTCAGCAAAACTCAGAACAATCTAAATTAATAAACCAAAGAAAAAATAACCTACCACCTATTAGTTTCGAATCTAATGAGGATAGTA